GAAGCATCCAAAACGCCCGGTAATTCAAATGGTGTACTGGCCGCAAACTTTTCAAGTTCACTTAAAAAGCTTTTTGCCTTCTCGCCATCTTTCAAAAGTGTAGTAAAAGCAATCCGTGTCTGCTCCATCTGCCCGGCAGCTTTTACTGAAGCAAGGCCCAAAGCCCCCAAAGCTACACCTACACCGGCAATAACACCTAACGCGCCTTTATTTATGCCTAAGTTATAACTGGCAAAGGTGCGTTTAACGTTTTTCTGCAGCGCCCCCATTTCTTTATTAAATTCATTTATCCGTGCGCCAATAACTACTTGTAAACGTGCTACTTCTGCCATCATTTCACCTCCTATTCATAGCCAAATTCTTCAAAAAGATCCTGCGCTATTTCAGATTGTTCCTTAGAGGAATTACGCTTTTTCCTGTGTGCAAAAAAGCTTTTCAGTTCCGGACGCTTCTTTTTACCTGAAGCTATGCAAACATTCGGGTATGTGATCCAGCTGATAACAATATCTTCCAAATGGTCATATCTGCGCTGCCATCCGTCCAACATCAAAAAAATATCTGCAAGGCACAAGCGTTCTACTTCCCACGGCTTTAAATTCAATTCACCATAACACCACGGCAAAAGTTCATCCAGCAATTCTGTAAAGCTTTTTGTTACTTCCCCACTTCTTCATCATCAGGCGGCGCTTCAATTTCCAGCGTATTATTTTCAGATTCCAGCACCTTCCTTGCAAACCCAAAAACACCCGCTTTGCTCAAGGCAATGATAACAAGTGTCTGCAAACTTTCACTACTGTTATCCAGCAGCCACTCATCCATCCAGTTATAAACCTGTTGGATAGTAACTTTTTTGTCATACGCAGCCAAGCCGACATATAGGCATTTTGCCAAATCGCCTAAAGCAATAACGCCGCCGTTTACCATTTTGTAAACATTGTGGTCATCCAGCATCCTTTCAAGCTGGCTTACACCCAAAGCATTAAACTTGATTTTTCTTTCTTTGCCGCCTAAATTGATTGTCACACTTCTGTCCAAACTCATTTTCATCGCTCCTTTGGTATAGAAAAAGCAGGGCCTTCAAAGCCCTGCTTTAATTATTATTTTGATATTTCTTATTATTCGGCAGCGTTCAAGATACTGTCACAGTAGCAATATTGCTATAACCGTTCTTGTCGTCACCATTTACCTTTAAACGAAAGTACGCCTTACCGGCTTTTACCCCGCTTACTTCTGCGCTGGTCGCAGTGTTTTCAATCGCTACATCCGTATCTGTAAATTCAGTTCCATCTTCACTCTGCTGCAAAACAACAGCTGCTGCACCGGAAGGAGCGCCAAAGGTCAGGTTCACTGTCCCTGCACTTTCAGATGTAGCGGCAAGGTCAGAGATCGCATTTGCTGTGTTGCGCGGATCAGGCTCATTAGTAACAAATTCAGGTTTACCAATACCGCTAAGTGTCATGGTAACAGTAGCAACATCATCATGCGGATTATCATCACTGAATTCCGTAATGTTAGCAAAGCCTTTTACAGCATTACCATATTTATCAAGGCGCATGATATGCACTGCAATATCATTGACGAAGGCATATCTCAAAGCATCCAGCATTTCATTATTTACTTTATAAACGCCTTCCTGCTCAATACTCCAGCTTTTAGTCCCTTGCAGGCTTTCACCCCAGCCGCCGCTTGCTTTGTCGCTGCCGTCGATTTCGTCCCCGCTCATGGAAAGCGGCGAATTACGCTGGCCGCCGACTAAACCCCATTTAGGATTTTCAACAGTAGCGCCTTCACCATAGTTCAAAAACAACAGCAGGCTTTTACCAGCCAGCGTTTGACTTTTGTTTGGCTGCATAGGGAAATTAGCCGCTTTGATAATTTCATTCATTCTTTTCTACCTCCTACATTTCTTTTTGTTCAACTTTTACTATGACGCGCACCACTCCATGCTGCCAGACAGTCCCATCTTCATATTCTTCCTTGAAGGCTTCCACCATATCAATTCCCAAGCCATGAAAATAGTAACCGGCAATCTCAATCTGCTCCAGCTCAGCAGAACCGGTCAAAACCTGTACAATATCGTCAAGCATTTCATCCAGTTCTTTTTTTCCATGATAATTACTGAAAGCATTGATATTCACCGTAACCTCCCAAACAGGGCAATCACACTTAGCACTTGACGGCTTACCTGTAGTTTCGCCAATAACCAAATACCTGCTGTCTACAAGTTCTCCATCTTCAAAAGGCGTGCTGTCGTCATAGACATTATAGCCGCGTATATTACTGCTCAACGCTTTATATACAGCGGCCTGCACAGCTGTTAAAGGCACATTTCTAATCATTTAGGCATCTCCCTTAACACTTTTTTTATATCATTTTCGATCCTCGGCTTGCCGCTCTGATAAGCAGGTGTCATATAGGGACGCGCAGGCCGTGCCGGAATATGGACTACACCTTTTCCCGGCTTACTGCTTTTATGCACGAAACGCCTGAAACCTCTGCTGTCAATCTTCAATGCAAGCTTAGGTTCTCCACCTTTTCGCGGTTTCTTTCTCGGCCTTACTGTAGCAGCCGCTGCACCAAACTCTACAAGATGAGCGTATGGCACATTAGTGCGGACAGTAGATGTTATAGCCGTACTGTCGAACCTTGTGCGTATACTTTTACGCAGTTTGCCGCTTCTGCGCGGCACACGGCTGCGTGCTTCTTTACCAATATTTTGTCCGCCAAGCCGGATAGCTTCTGAAATTTTTTCGGTTGACTTTGTATCATACGCTTTCAAGCGCCGCAGGGCTTCGTCCAGTCCCTCAACTTCAACAGACATGCGCATGCTTCTGCTCATAATGGTTTTACCAGCTTTGTTTCAATTTCCAGATAACCGTTATCCAGATCAGAAATATTCAGCAGTTCATATATCAGATTTTTACACCGAATGCGCATGGTTACATCAGGCCTTTTCGCGCCGCTGCACCTGCGAACTGTAAAAAACACAGGCACATAATTTGCATGCTCGCCCATCAGCTCACGCCTTGAAGCAGGACGTTCACTTTTAGCTGCCCACAGTTTAAAAGCTTCAGAATACATTGCTGGCATCTTACCGCCCAATTCGTCACGCACTGTTTCGGATTTCTGTAAAAAAGCGATCCTGTGCTTCAACATTCCCGGATTCATAATGTTATGATCCTCCCCGGTTCCAATAATGCTTTCACCGCCAAAGGAACTTCACGTGGCATCGTATTGCCAAAACTTACAGCAGTACGATTTTCAAACCAGTGCGCAACAAGCATCCTGATTGCAAGCTTTACCTGTTCATCCACACCGGCAGCATCTTCTACGCCAGTTACATACCTGACAGTCACATTATTTTTTTCAGCAGTAAAACAAAGTCGTGCCAACAAATCCTGAACAACGGTATATCCAACATTATTCAAAGTTGCATTACTCACGCTTAAAACTTCATGCAGATTTTCACTACGCGGAAGTTCTAAAATATTATTCATTGGCCTGTCAACCAATTCCAGCGTTTGCCTTAAATACGCCCTGTGCTGAAAATCCTCACAATATTGACGGGCAGCTTTTATAAGCTGCCCTATCAAAGATTGTTCTTCATCACAGTCAAGCCGTAAATAGGCACACATCTCCTGAAGGCTTACCGGCTCACTTGCAGGCGGAACAATCACTTTTAACCGCATGATTATTCTTTAGGTGTAGAAGCAGTTTTGTTTGCAGCAGCTGTGCCGGTTACAGTAGCAGTTGCAGCATTAGACACACCGGCATTCTCGCCACCGGTTACAACTACTTTATAGCCGTAAGTTCCGTTTGCCAAATTAGTGTCCGTGTACTCAGCCGCATCAACCGAAACAGCATTCACATTAATGCGCTGATAAGTTACGCCATCATCACTGCGCATGATATTAACAGAATTAGCATTTTTAGCAGCTGTAAAAGTCAATTTCACGTTGCTGCCGGTAGCCGCAGCTGTCAAGTCACTGATCGGCGTAGTTGCCGCAGTAGTACCGCCAAGCAATACATAAGGGCTGACCTGTACACCGCTGTCAAGCATATACGGAGCATTTACCCACGGCTTGCCGTCCACATTGCGGAAGGCTTTGATAACCGTTTGATTACTGGTAAATTTGACATGTTCAGACATGCTGATATAAATACCGCTGCCATCTTTAATCAAATATTTTTTCAGATTGACCAGCTGCAAGTCGCCTGTATTACCACGAGAAGCGTTCATGCCAGTCAGGAAAAGAGGCATACCCATTAATGTTGTAGGAATACCCTTAGTCAGATCACCCTGCACAAAAACAAATCTGCCGGAAGCGTCCTGCAATTTAATCAAATCTGCCAAAATGGTGCTACTGGCAAGAAAAATAGAATCAGGAATATCTTCAGGCGGGAACGCTGCCATCATATTGGCCACATCATTAGTCGTAACTTTACCCGCAGTTTCCCTTTGTACAACCAGCTTGCCACCATTACCGTTAGTAGCAAACCCCAGCGGTTTGCCAATTCCATTACCATTGATAAAAGCTCTGTCTTCTGCACGTACGATAGCATTGCTCAAAAGCTGCCCAAAAATAGTAGA